CTTTGTTCCGTGTCCAGAATGCGGTGAAATGCAGTATTTTGTCTGGAATAACATAAAATGGCAAGGAAATGATCTAAATACAGCCTCATATTGCTGTAAATCGTGCGGTGTTTTTATACCACATAGCAAAAAAAGATGGATGGTAGAAAGAGGAGAATGGCGAGCAACTGCGGAAGGTAATGGAAAACACGTTGGTTTTCATATATGGGCTGGTTATTCTTATTCACCAAATGCATCCTGGTCTAATCTTGCAGAGGAATGGCTTGCCTCTAAGGATAATCCAGAGCAGTTACGCACGTTTATAAATACTGTTTTAGGTGAGGTTTGGCAAGATGAGTACGAATCTAAGGTAGGTGCTAGTGCTTTGATGGAAAAAGCAGCTAACGAAGATTATGAAAAAGGTGTACCGCCAGAAGATGTATTAGTTTTATTGGCTGGTATTGATACACAAGATGACAGACTTAGTTTGTCTGTTTGGGGTGCTGGTAGAAATGAAGAGTTTTTTCTATTAGATAGAGTAAAAATATATGGTTCGCCATCAAGACCAGATGTATGGCAACAGCTAGATGAGATATTACAAACACCATATACAAATGTTAATGGAATAAAAATGCGTATAGAAGTAGCTGCTATAGATACTGGTGGTCACTTTACTGATGAAGTCTATAACTATGTAAGAGAAAGAACAAAGTTAGGGATGATAGCAATAAAAGGTATAGGCAAACTTCGCAACGATGCATTTTTAAGTAAGCCAAACAAAATAGATTATGGATCAACAGGTAAAACAAGAAGAGGTAGCGTAATGTTGTTTTCTGTTGCTGTTAATAAAATAAAAACGCAGATGCATAGAAGATTGAAAGAAGCAGAGCCAGGTAAAGGTGCTTTACATTTTTATCCGACAATAACTTCTGATTATTTTGAAGAACTAACAGCAGAAAGAGAAATAAGAAAACAACGTAATGGATATCAGTTCGACAGAGTATGGGTAAAAAAAAGTGGTGTTAGAAACGAGGCGTTAGATGAGATGGTTTATGCATATGCAGCATTACATCGTTTGTATCAATTATATGATCGTAGAACATTATGGAATCAGCTAGAAAAACGATATAAAAATCAAAATAGTGATTCTAAGGCAAATAGAGGTAGAATAACACCAAAGAATGTACAATCTGATTATGTTACTAACTGGTAGAGGTTATTATGTGGGTATCTGATCTTCCATCTGTTATTAGTGCAGGTGAAACTGTTAAGTGGAGAGATGAGGCAACAACTGTGCCTTTTAATCAGAATGCAACAAGTACTGATTGGACACTTACATATTATTTAAGAACTAACATTTCTGGTCAAGGTCATATAACTACAGGAAGTGCATATAACACTGGATGGGAGTTTACTATTAGTGCTACAGATAGTGCTGGATTTAATGCAGGTGATTGGTATTGGTGCGCTATTGTTTCTAAATCAGCAGAAAAATTTAAAATAGGACAAGGCACATTAACAGTAAAAAAACAACTCGAATATACTGGAACACCTTTACCTGTTGATTATAGAACACAATCAGAGACAGACTTAGCAAATATTTCTGCTGCTATACGAGCTATTGTTTCTGATAAAGCAAAAGAATACACTATAGGAGACAGAACATTTAAACGTCTTGATTTACCTGTGTTAATAGCTAGAGAAAGTCAGCTAAAAAGTATTGTTAAAAGTGAGCAACGTGCCTCGCTTATAGCACAGGGGTTAGGTGATCCCAAAAATTTATATGTACGTTTTTAAGGAGGAGAAATGGGTTTAGTTAACGCATGGAAAGGCTTTTTTACGTCAAATCAAGACATATTTGAGCAAAAACCTGTAAAAAAACGCAGAAGGTCTTATACGGGAGCAAGAGTAGACAGATTATCTGCTAGTTGGGTGACTAACCAAACATCTGCTGACCAAGAATGGAAACAAGGTATTGTAAAACTAAGATCTAATGTGCATGATCTTGTTCGTAATAATAATTATGCTGCACAGGCGATTAGATACTCTACAAATCAAGTAGTAGGTACAGGTGTAAGATTACAGGCACAAATAAGAAAACAAAGAAACAATGAATTATATACAAAGCTAAATGAGCAAATAGAGAGTCAATGGTCTATGTGGGGTAGAAAAGATAGCTGCGATGTTAGAGGTGTTTTATGTTTTTCTGAGCTAGAAAGATTAGCTGTCAGATCAATGATAGAAAGTGGGGAGAGTTTTGTAATAATGCATCGCAAACAGTTTGGCAGAAGTAAAGTACCATTCGCACTAGAAGTAATAGAAGCAGATCAGTTAGACGAAGATTACAAAGGTAAATTATCTGATCCTACTAATGTATGGAGATTAGGCATTGAGATGGATAGATTCCAACGTGCTGTTAATTATGCCTTCCTAACTAAACATCCTGGTGATAGTAATTTTTCTGCACCTATCGGACAAAAACAGCATATTATTGTTCCAGCAAAAGATGTAATACATTTATTTATGCCACAAAGACCAGGGCAGCATCGTGGCATACCATTTTTAGCTAGTGCAATAAGTCATCTAAAACAACTTGATGGATATATAGAAGCAAGTCTAATTAGATGTCGTGCAAGCAGTGCTTTGATGGGATTTATTAGTACACCAGAAGGAGAGCTTGATCCTGGTGGAGAAGTTTATGACTATGACAGAGTGACTAGCTTTGAGCCAGGTCAGTTTAAATATCTTGAGCCTGGTGCGAACGTAACTATTCCAGATATGGATAGTCCTAATGGAGAGTTTGATCCTTTTGTCCGTACTATGTTACGCAGTATGGCTAGTGGATTAGGTTGTAGTTTTGAAGCTATATCTTCTGATTATTCGCAATCTAATTACAGCAGTAGCAGATTAGCAATGATTCAAGATAGAGATCACTGGCGAACTATACAACAGATGCTAAAAGAAAATTTCTATCAGCCTATATATGAGGCTTGGTTAGAGATGGCTGTTATGAATAATGCACTGCAACTACCTACATATGAGACAGAACCAGAAAGATATGAAAAGGTCAGATGGGTATGTAGAGGATATAGCTATGTCGATCCACAAAAAGAGGTAGTTGCACAGCGTGATGCGATTAGATCTGGTCTAAAAACATTGTCAGAATGTATTGCAGAAAATGGTGGTGATGTAGAAGAACTACTTGTTCAGAGACAATCTGAACTAGCTAAATTAGATAAGATGAATATAGTGACCGATTCTGATCCAAGTGCTACAACACAATCAGGTGGTTCACAATTTAAACCTGTTGGTAGTATTGATCCATTTGGTGATACCTTAGAGCCAACAGGCGAGGATGCCGAAAACGTATCGGAGGAAGCAAGTGGCAACTATTAATGGAACGGAGATAGATTTAACGCCAACTGCTGGCATGAAAGAGGAGGCACAGAGATATAGAGATTGGAAGTCAGAAGGTAGAGCAGGTGGTACAGAAGTAGCAAGAAGAAGAGCAACACAGATACTTAGTGGTAATGAGCTTAGTCCACAAGTTGTTGTTGAGATGTCTGCATGGTTTGCAAGACATGAAGTAGACAAACAAGCAGAAGGTTTTAGTCCTGGTGAGGATGGCTATCCGTCAAAAGGTCGTGTAGCATGGGCAGCATGGGGCGGTGATGCTGGAAAAAGTTTTTCAGATCCAAAATCCGCTAGAATAAAGAAGTTACGTTCTATGCCTGTGACTAAAACTGAGAAAAGAGCAGCACCAGATGCTCTAGAAACTGGAGATTTTGTAAGTTGGAACTCTTCTGGCGGTAGAGCTAGAGGTAAAATTACAAGAATCGTTAAAGATGGAACTATTGATGTTCCAGATTCTTCTTTTACTATTACTGGAACAGAAGATGACCCTGCTGCTTTAATACAGTTGTATCGTGATGGCGATGCTACAGATACTTATGTTGGTCACAAGTTCAGCACATTAACTAAGATAGATCCTATCAGAAGTGTTACAGAATGTTACAAGCGTAGTGGCGAAACAACATTTGCAGAGAAAGACGAGAGAGTTTACGAATTTGCCTTCTCCAGTGAGTTTCCAGTAGCTCGTAACTTTGGTATGGAGGTGCTTAGTCACGATGATGGTGCTATGGATTTAGATAGGCTAAATAACTCTGCACCACTATTATTTAACCATGATCCTAATAAAGTAATTGGTGTCGTAGAACGTGCTTATGTTGATAAGAAAAAAAAGAAAGGTTATTCAAGAGTTAGATTTAGTAAAAATAGTTTTGCAGAGGAAGTAAGGCAAGACGTAAAAGATGGAATTTTACGCAATGTCAGTACAGGTTATGTAATTAACGACATGGAAGAGCGAGATAATGACTTTTTGGCAACAAATTGGCAACCTTACGAGGTTTCAATTGTCGCTACACCTGCTGACACCTCAGTAGGTATAGGTAGGTCACTAGTTGATAGTGATACTATGTCTATTGACGAAAATCATTCTATTATGAATGTTAAGCGTGAAAACGCAGATACGGCTTCTGTCGTAAAATCCCATACCCCCGAAAAGGAAATGCCCGAAGAACAAAACCTAGAGGTTGTGCGTTCAGAAGCCACTAAAAAGGCTCAATCTGACGAGCGTACAAGAATTAGAGAAATTACTGCTCTTTGCAACAGACATTCATTAACAGAAATGGGTGATCAGATGATTGCAAACGGCACATCACTTAATGAGGCAAGAGCTAATGTTCTTGAGAAGTTAGGTGCTAAACCAATCGAGACAGTTACTCCTGTTGAACTAAACCACAAAGAAAACAGAGAGTATAAGATATCTGCTGGTATCCAAGCTTTATGCGATGGCAACTGGGATAGACCAGGTGCTGGTTTTGCTAGAGAAGTATCTCAGGATATTGCTAAAAACAGTGTTACTGGTGGAAGCAGCAGATCATTGTTTATTCCTTATTCTGCACTAAACAGAGCTACATATGTAACTTCTGGAGCTACAACTGGTGGAAACATTGTTGCTACAGATCTAAGGGCTGATGACTTTATCGAAGCATTAAGAAACAACACAGTTATGGTTGGTCTTGGTGTCCAAGTTTTATCAGGTCTAGTTGGTGATGTTGCAATCCCAAGAAGATCAGGTGTTGCATCTACTGGCTATCTAAGTGCTGAAACAACAGCTATTACACAGGCTGAGTCAACATTTGATCAGATTTCAATGACACCTAAGACATTAGCAACAATGTCTAAGTTCTCTAGAAATATGCTCATACAGGCAACTCCTGGTATTGAAGAGCTAGTAAGAAGAGATCTATCTGACGGCATTAATGTTGGTCTTGATTTAGGTATCCTTAACGGTTCTGGTTCATCAGGTCAGCCTACAGGTATCATGCAGACTTCTGGTATTGGTTCAGTTGCAATTGGTACTAACGGTGGTGCAATTACAGTAGACAAACTAGTTGATCTAGAAACTGCAATTATGGAAGATAATGCAGGTGTGAACGCAGATTCTATTTCTTATGTAACCAACGCTAAAGTGATGGGTGCTATTAAGAAACTTAAGACATCTGGTGGTGAGTATCTTGTTAATAACAACCTACAGGCATTAGGTAGAGGTGCTACTCCAATTGCTGTTAACGGCTATCCTCTAGCGATGACAAACCAAGTACCTAGCAACCTAACTAAGGGTTCTACATCAGGTTCTTGTTCTGCTGTTGTTATGGGTGACTTCTCTCAAGCAATCTTAGGATTATTTGGTGGTGGAGTAGAGATCACAGTTGGTGAGGACAGTGATGACTTTGCTAAGAACTTAACTTCTGTTAAGGCTGTAGTTGCATTTGATGTTGCTGTTCGTCATGCACAATCATTTGCTGCAATCTTAGACGTAACCACATAATTGGTTTACTATAGGGGGTATTACACCCCCTTT